ATTTTGCTTAATCCCTTCGGCTTAACTCGCCATCATNTCNATNCGNATCTTGTCTGCAATCATGGCGATGAATTCNCTATTTGTCTAAAGGAATAATAAAAAATAAAAAAATGAAATGTTGATATATCTAGGTTATCAAGCACTTTATTTAACTAAAGTTTCATTATATTTATGACTATAGTTATAAATTTATTGGTAGTTTAATTTACTTTCTTCTATTGTATAAAAAAGAGGCAATTATACCTCAAATTAAGTTTCATCATTATATATTACCTTCTATAAATTATAATACCACTATACCTACCAAATTGATTACTACCCATAAGATAAAACTTTCCTAAACAAAAAGGTTTGACAACTGCCCTACCTTTTTAATGTTCTTAATGAAATATCTATTCGTATTTTGAAAGCGTCTTTTTCATTGTTTCTTTAGCTTAATTCCCATATTCTAAATTTGAAACCCCTATCGCTTCTTCTACATGTTTATACATTTCATTAAAGCCTCCATCAGTGGCAAAACTACCTCCCTTTGAATCGCCTTAGTCACACCATAAATAAGTTGTGTAGCTTTCAAGCATCTATTACTTTTTCTTCTGTTGCATCTTCTTTATAAGTTGTAAAGTAATCTTCGAAAGCTTCATGGAATCCTTCGATATTTCTTCATTAATCGTATCTTTCATAAAGATAGCAAATTGTATTCCATGATTCCATACATCCTCACGCACATTTTTAGGTGCATTGCTTTTATTTCCACAGGCGCTAATAAAAATAGCTGTAATCACTAATAAAAAGCATACAGAAGTTTTCTTCATTGAAGTTAAACTCCTAGTTTATTCTCATTAATACTCTTTAAGATTAACATTGAACAGGCAAATCCCATAAATACTACTGCTAACATAAATGTTGCATATGTACCGTTGATAATGTAGCTATAAGCATCACCTCCAACATAGACATTTTTACTAGAGCTACTAAAATAACTGTCACTATCATTGTTTTCATAAATAAACAATTTATAAAAGTCCATGCTAATTGATACAATAGCGCCAATAAAACCTATAAGTGTATATGATGCTTTTAATTGCTTATTCTTATTCTGTTCATTGAATCTTTCCTCTAGTGACTTCAGAACTATTTCTTTTTCTTCTAGAACTACCACTCCTGAATTTTATAAAAGAACTATATATCGCCATAATATACATAATTACCGAATAATATTTCATATTTTTTTATATGCGTGTAAAAGTTGGTAAGGTATATATAGAAGAGACTCAAATAAGGGTATCGTTATTTACCACCTAAAAGTGGAAGTAATACATCTTCTGACTGAACCTTTAACTCTATCAGCCCAACCTTCACAATCTCAGCGTTAATTACTTTATATGTTCGCCCATGAATTGCTAGTGTACTATTCACTTGGAATCCCTTTCGGTTCTTAGCGTTATCTTGCACATTTATAACAAGCGTCTTAGTAGCCGTTACAACGGAATCTTCATCCACTGTCATTTCCTTATAGCTAATCACAGCAGGCTCAGAGCGATCTACAACTGTTTCTATTTTGTAGATTGGTCTACCCATAGCGTCAGTTCCTACTTTGATTTTTACAGTAGTAGTTGGCTCAATGACATAGTTGCAATATTCCACTAGGGCTTTATATTTGAACCCTCTCTGAACTACTACATCACCTGTCACAAGATAGTAACTATCGTTAATAGTAAAGTAATCGCCACGCTTGAATTCGTTCAAGGAATGAAAGTAAAACATGCTGTTAGTTGACAGCGTAGCATTTGACATAAAGCCCTCTATTGTGCTTGGTGTATCAGTCAACTCATTCTTCATGTATGGTTGAACAAGCCCTGAAAACGTTTCTGTGAGTGTCTGAGCGTCAAATAGTTTCATCTTACCCACCACCTACACATACAGCATGAACACATCTGAGTTATTATTTTCAGTTCTCATGGTTCTAACCTTATAATTTAATTGGTCAATACGCTTCATTAGGTTCTCGTGGAACTCACTGACTGTCATATCATCTATTTTTACGGCTTTCATCAGTGTTGGGTTGTTAGCTACTGATTCAAGCATACCGAGAGCAGTAGAATAGATTGCCTTCTTGTCTGTCATAGACTGGGAATTGTACTCCGAATAAGCATCAAGACCGTTTTCAGCAAGATACATCATCAACTCATTCTGCTCAAGGTCTATACCTTTTGTTTCCAACTGTAAGCGCTGTAAATTGTTCATTTTCGATAATCACTCCAATTAATTCATTTTATATTCAATTTCAACTTCCAATAACCTTAGTTATGTAAACTGGAATAAGTAATAAACACTGATACAACAACATTCTTTAAATTTTACAGAAATGCTATTTATTCGACATTGATACATCAAGGTTTCTTCCATCTACATATCTGTAAGGCTATTGAAAATCTTGCATAAAAAACAACGATTTAATACATTAATATTTTTGTTCATTTTCCTCATTCGCTAACTGCATCAGCCGTTCCTTTATCCCTTTAGGCAACGGTACACCTATCCTAACTAGATTCTCAGTTATAGACAACCCTTCCATGCCGATATAGAAGTAAATAGCCATTGTTCTAAAGACTGGCACACCTGACGCTGTAAGTACGTCTAATAGGTTCGCTAAGACTATTACAATCATAATAGTGGCTTTCTTCAAGAAGCCGACAAAAGCAACCTTTGAGGATAGACGTTTTTGCACAAATGACACCATTACGCCTGTAACAATATCAATAACCATAAACGCAACAAGAACAGTCAATGATACATGCCACCCACCAATAAGGAAGGATAATGATGTTACTGTCAATGCTAGGATAGTGAATAAACTCATTTTCTCCATTGTTCATTCACCTCCAATACAACTGTTGTAACAGGCGTGAAAATTTGGACATACTCTCTCCAACTCTCCACACCCGAAAAAACACTATTTTTCACCAAAATAAAAATGCCTACATATAATAAAAATCTTTATGATTTCCTTTAAATATAGACACCTGTTTTATCCATCTTTATGATACCTTTTCAGCAAGGTGACTTGAGCCATCATGATTACTGTGTTCTACCTGTTCAAATGGTTTCACATCTTGTATTCGATTCATCTCAAGTGCAACATCATTCACGTAAGGTGACTGCTCAAGAACTGTTTCAGCGCTTAAAGCGCCCATTGCATGTTGCTTACTCATATTATCAATAATCTCAGCATGGTTAGATGGAGTGTTGTATTGGAAGTTAAACTCAAGCGTCATAAAATCATCTTCTGAAATATGAACCCCTTTGTAACTCAACAGCTTACAAACCTTTTCCCAACGCTCATAAAAGCCCTGCTTTAAGTATGTTTCATTTAATCCTGCTTTCGTATCTGCTAATGAGAACAGCAACTTAATACTCACCTCGGATAAATTGCTTACATCAGTTTTGTTCATGGAAACAGCAGGCGTTGAACTTACATCTAATAAAGCCTGTTGTAACGTCTTGTAGACTAATTCAAAAGACTTTGAATCTAATTGGTTAGTTACCATTTTGAAGTCAGCACCATCATCAAGGTTTAAGCCTCCACCAACAATATTAGTAGGCAACGAGTCTTTAAGTTGCTGACCAACCGCAACAGGAATAGGATTCATAAACTTATACATGCTGTCAACATACTTAGATAATACATCCTCCATGTTATCCAATATCCCCATATAATCATCTAACTCTGAGCGACCTTCTGTATCACTAAATTCATTGTTAGTCTTGTATAGGACAGGTAAGCCACTTAGATTAGCATACTGAGCAACTAGCTTTAATTCTCCACCTTCATTTGACCATTCTTGGACTAACTTATCAGTATAAATTGTATAATAAGCAATACCATCAAAGACATAATGCTCAACAAAGGCAATCATTTCCCCATGATGATTGAATACAGGTGTACCATCCTCTGCGTCAATAATTTTTGAATCAATTCTCCCTTTAGCATTAATGAAAAGGTATTCAGCTACCTGACCAAACTTGATTAATTTGTTTAGGATAATAACATTCTTATCATCAAAGCGACCTAGCTTATTTACTTTCAAAAATTGCTCAACCATTTTCTCAACTCCAATGATATTAACACTGTTCTTCAACAGGTATTGCGTTTGGAAGTTCAATATAGTCTTAGCCAACTGAATCACAATCTTGCGTGGCTCAATTAACTGACCATTGTACTTAAATGAATCACGTTGTAGTATCTTGTGCTGACCATCTAAATATTTTTTCTTACTAAACACATCCTGCAAACGCACTTGGTTGTCATAAGAGTTTATTTCCTCTAAGAACCAAGTGGGATTACCTTTGTGCTTTAATTGTAAAAATCTATATAAGTCCATCTTCTTTTTCCTTTCTTATTAAAAATAAAATGCCACACCCTGAATGAATATGGCTGAAACTACTATCTCTCGTACCAATCTCTGTCTTGATACACTTAAGTTTGATAAAAATCCCTGTTCTGTCTGCGCCCTTATATGCTTAGCGTATAATTTTACTTCTCAAATATTTCATCTAAATTATACATTTACCAATTGGTACTTAATTATATCCTCACTATTGAAAGAAATATCTTAATGCAATCTAAAACTAATTCTTTATTGTTGTTCATCTTATCAGTACCTAATACAATTATATTTTTATTGTGAATCCTTCTAACCAAAATTTGTTTCATATATCATTTTCTCTTTACCTTAATAGCAAATGGTATAGGAATAATTTAAATCAAAAGGATTTGAATACTATCGAATACCTTTCTCTAGTTGAGCCAATTGCTTCCGCTTATATTCAATAGTTTCAACAGGAACAAAAGGAATCCCTTTTAGGTACATTGCTCTTAAAGAAAAAGCAATCTCCTTCTAACACTCTTTTAATCGCCTTCTATGAGATTCATTCTCAAAACCTAACTTATTCTTTTCATTGGACAATCGTTGCTCAATTATGCTTGTTTAAACTATCACGATACTTTTTAAATGCTTCCATTTTGCGATTCTCCTATACATACCATTTATTTATTTTCATGCCTTGAATAGCCAATGCTGTTGAAATAACGCTATCATCGTGGTGCAATTCACTATTTCCTCGCTTATTTCCTAAGCGACCATTTGTTTCAACGAACATCTGCATTTGCTGTAAGGTTGTCTTACATTCGATATTGATAAGTCCAAGCTCAAATTGCTCTTTCATATCACTTATCATTATCGCCTTTGTTTTTTCAGAAGTGATAAAGCCTATTTGCAACTTCTTCTTTCCTCGTTCATCAAAGGTTTTCATCTTATACATATTAAGATAGCCACGCTCTTTGCGTAGGCGTTCAATAACAGGTAAACCATATGAATTGCGTTCCACTGTCAAAAAGGCATAGTTATAAAAAATCCCCAAGTCATAGATGACCTGAGCAAATTCATAGACTGCAATCTTATTATGGTAGAAACTTATGACTTGATGTCCTTCTGAATCAAATGCAGTAATTGTTGAGTAGTCATTTCCTGAGCCACTCGCTGTATCAACTCCAAAATAATATTTCATATTGCGCTCAGGATATTTGAAAAGGTCTAGGCCTTTACCAATGTATTTTCGAACGCTCTCAGGTATTTCTGACAGCACCTCATTTTTAGGTAACGGCTCAATTGCATAAGAAAGCCTAGTTAATACCTTATGTTGATCAAATACACTTCTACCTGTAGAAACAAAAGAATCAAAGGGATTTGAGGGGTACTCTTGCATAAACTGCTGTTCATTTTCCATGTCCTGAACCTTCCATCTTCTCCACATTAATTGCCTTAAGGTTGCCCCCGCTGTATATAGGGCTACTTCATCTTCTTCTAAGCCATCAGAAGCAAGACGCTTGCCACCATGGGTCGCTTTATACCAACGCTCGGCTTCATCATAGTCATGGGCAAATTGCTTTTTGTATAGCTTGTGGTAAAAAGGAATGAAATAAGGAACATACTTAGACTTACCTTTGAGGGCTTGCATATACAGGCGGTAGAAATGGTTGCTTGTACCATTGGAGGTTGTTTCAATTGTTAATTGGCTCTCAGCCCCTTTTGCAAGGGATTGTTCAACCGAGAGTAGTTGAGTTTCCTGTGACGCATAAAAAGCAAACTCAGATAAATGAACATAGGTGTATGTTGAACCACGCCCAATATCTTTGTTCCCCGCTGTAACACTTGATATTCTTGAACCATTAGTGAACAATAGTTCGCTTCTGTTATCCCTGCGAACCTTCGGGAATACATTAGGGAATTTTTCTCTTGGAACAGCGCCATTCATTTGCTTTAACTTTTCAAAAAGCGCTTTTGCTGAATCACCCTTATAACTCACAATTAAGATATTTTCGTTAGGCTTGGTTAATGCTCTCCATAATGCCCTAGCTAGCACAAATGTTGAAATACCTGCTTGCCTTGCTTTACCAATCACAACAAAGCGATTCCCTAGCATAAGATTTTCAATTTCTTGCTGTGCTTCATTGATTTCAAATTTAATGACCTGATTTTCGTTGTCTGTAATAAAAATAAAGTTCTTAGCAAAAAGTGGGAACTCACTAAGAACTTTTTCAAGTTTATTTGATTTAGTTGCCATGTGCTACATCACCAATTCATCATAAGCATTGCTTTCTTGTGGCACATAGACCTGAGTAGCCTTAAACTCTTTATTAAATGCTCTGACCTGCTTTTGAAGGTCTAATAAAAGCTTAATAGCCTTTTCATCACCTTCAGCGGCTCTTTCTGCTGTGACTTGATAAATTTGCTCTAAATCATTCGCCATGCGTGATTCAAGATACAAATTAGTCAACATCAGATACTCAGAAGATTTCTCCCACTTCTTCATGTGGTTCAATGTTTTCACATCTAATTTTTGACACAATGCTTCTTCTGAGAGTTCTTCAGTGCGATTAACATATAGGTCAAACCTCCATTTAAAGTATTCCCTTTTCTTGTATGGAACTGCTTCAAGTGCTTTGTAAATATCCATAAATATCAGTCCTCTCTTTTAGTGATATTCAGTGTTCATTTCATCCCTGTTTTGGATGTAAAGTTTTGCATTTTCAATATGTCTATCAACAATTTTAAACTCATT